CTTTCTCCCTACGCTCATCGTGCCAGACTTTCTTAAACTGTTTTAACTTCGTCTTAACCGTATCGGAATATTCCTCTAGCTCATCCTTGTCTAGATCTTCTACTACTTCCTTTGGCATTGCCTCACGGCCACGGTCTTTCTCAGGAGTGTCATCCTCTATTTCAAATTCAAACTCCTCCTTCTCTACCTTTTCGTCTGGGAATTGAAATTCCTTTTCGTCATCCATTTTATTCTCCTAAATGTTACCTTTCGGTATGTTTGTTAAATCCTACTTATTCCTCTTGGGTCTTCTACCACTGCCTCTACGGTGTCATCATTTATTAATCTAAACTCTTTGCCGTGGATCTTTAAGCGCGTTCCTGAACTAGGACGGGCCAATATAAAGTCACCCTTCTTACACCAAGCTCCTGCTGGGAACCGGCTTTTATCAGAGTAACAGTCTGGACCCATATCAATTACAAAGAACACAGTACTAAGGACTTCTTCATACTGACGAGTTGAGTCAGCCTTTAAAAGACCACTGTCGTACTTCTCCTCAATTACTGGAATACTTACAAGGATGTGATACCCAGTAGGCTTTGGTAATTGCGTTGCTTTTGTTGCCTCATCGCTTTCTGTAGCGAGTTCAGTCATTTGATTGCTCCATATGTTTTAAGAGATCGTAAATAAATCCCTCCGCGATGGATAGACCCCTAATCTCCCCGCAAAGTTTTTGGTACTCCGCATAGTCCTTAGCTGCGCTGGTGGACACAGCTGTGGCTATCTGATCCCTCTTTTCCTTAATTTGCTCTAATACTATGGATAAAGCCTTTTCCATTATTTGTTATCCTTGTTCTCTTTTGAGTTAATAATTTGAGATACACCCTCAGAAATTTTTACTCCCAGCTTTGTACCTTCTAGCTGCATCTTTGCTTCTAATGCTGCCTTCTGGTTTTCCTGTATTTCCTTCTGATTTGCGACCTTGGCACCGATCTGCAGGCCAGCTAACTGCTGCTCTGACTCTACCTTGGCTTTGTCCAATTCGAGTTTGTCTGCCTGTGCTGCCGCGTCTATCATAATTTTCTTCTCTTTCAACTCCACTTCCTTGCCCTTGATCTCTACTTCTTTTGCCCTGAGCTGAAGTTCTTGTTGCTGCATCTGGACAATAGGATCTTGCTGAGCTTGCTGCGCCTGTTGTTGCGCGACCTCTGCTTGATCTTTTTTCAGTAGCTTTTGTGCAGCTGCTGCCATCATCCTTGATACTTCTATTTCCATATCTGCAGATAGTTCTTTGTCCAGATCTGGCAATGGAACGCCTAGCTGCTCTTCTATCTCTTTGCGATATTGGAATGCTATGTGTTCATTAATATGTGCCATACCTGCTGCAGCCTTTACCTGTGCCTGTGGGTCTTGGCCCAACAGCTTTGCTACCTTTGGATCTTGTGACAGAGACATGTGTACTTGTATATGCGCCTCATGGTCCTGGTAGATAAAAGCTTTAACAGGCTTGCCATTTAGAATCGCCATATTTTCTGATACTGGGTCCTTCGGCTTTTGGTCTTCTGAATTTGGGATTAACTTTCCGATATTCTTAATTCCCAAGACTTCCAGCATTTGCCGGTTTAATTCCACTTGATCATAGATCTGTGGGTTCGCGCCGGCCATCTGCATTACAGCCTGATACTGAACTACCTTCTGCGACATAGTAGAAGCGTTAGGATCAGATACTGGGATTACATCACACAGATCATAGTCAGCCTGCTTAGCCTTTCTACTTCCTTCTATTGGCTGATAACTATATTCTTCTGGAGTGCAGTCTCTAATAATTATCTTCAGCAGTTTAAATTCCTGCTTCATTGAATAATAGATCCGCGCCTGAACTGCAGACATAACCTTTAGTGTTCTTTCCAATATAGCCAGCGTAGTTCCTACAGGAGCATTAGCAGACATATCAGAAACATTCAGATCAGCAGCTGAGGCAAACCGTCTACCATCCTCAATAATCTGATTCATTAATTGGAACAGAACCTGACTAGGCTCTTTATATGGCAGAGGTAAAATATTATCCCGAATAGTTCCAGAGGCTACATCTACGTCCCTAAACTCTCCCGGAGAAATAGGAGTGTCATCTCCCTTAACTCGCATACCCTTAGTTTTTAATCCGCCTGGTAGATTAGATAAAGTACCTGCATCTACTAGCTGACGAATAATAGAAGTACCAGACTTAGCAAATGCACCGATTAAATGAATAAGTCCAAAGCAGTAGAACCCAAAGCCTGGGATATATCCATAATGTACAAAGTGCGATCTCTTCTGTTTAATGTCATCGCTCTGTCTCCAGTTACGGCGAATAGCTAAAACATCCTGAGTATTTTTATCTATGGTAATAATATAAGGCAGAGCAATACCGGTCTCTTCTCCGTCCTCATCCTTATCTTCGTACCCAGGCAAATCTAAGTTAACCTGCATTTCTAATAATTTATAGCGGTCATCTGTATTTGCTCTAAATCCCATCTTCTCTGCAATCTTCTTCTCTATCTCGTCCATTGTATTAACTGGATCTGACAGCTCTATATCTCTATAGAATCCTGCAGCGATTAGCTTCTTTAGATCATTTTTTGTCTTACGCATAACGTGAGTTACGCGCTCAGATGTCTCTAGATTTGACGAGCCATAAGGCACCACAACATCTTCAGCTGGGACAAACAGTGAGACTTGCCTATCTAGTGCTGGATCAAAGTAAACTTTCTTAAATGCATTACCTGCCAAACCCAAGCCCCACAACATTCTTTCATGCTCAGGGCGGAACTCAACCATCACCTCTGTGAGCTGGTAATTCATATCCTCTTTGACCCGCTCAGCAGCCTCTTTTATGGCCGGCGTTTCCTTGCCAATGATCCTAGTTTTGACAGGTCCTGCCGCAGGAAATGTCTCCATAATTGTCTCTGACTGAAACTTAACTAAAGCCTCTGCCAGTAGTGGGTGATAAACTCCACAAGCTCCTTCCCAAGGCTCTGACCTTTCTTCAATTCTCATACCCAATAATTCAAGACCGTCTACATAAGTCTGCATCCAATCTTTTCTTGAGCTGACATCATCCTCATAGTCCTGAATTAAATCACCGGCAATACTAGCCAGCTCAGATTCAGAAATATATTCGGCTAAGTTCTCACCAAATTCCTCATCCTCTTCTTCTTCCTCTACAAAGCCATCACTTATTTCTATTTCAACATCATTATTCTCTTCGTAATCTTCTGCTAACGGCGTTGGATATAAGGCTTTATCGAAACTCATATTTACTCCTTTTAAATTATCTAAATCTAGGACCATTTAACCACAACGTGGCAGATCGCCTTCTGCCCGAAATAATTGGTGTAACTCTGTGTAATACATAGGATGGAAATGCAACTATCGATCCTTTGACTAGAGGGATAGTCTCAATCTCACTTTTTCTTGGGTGCTGTAATTGCAATTCGCCGCCCTCAAATCCATCATTTAATAACATTATCAAAGTTAGCTTTCTATCTAACTCATTACCTGATAATAAAATGGTATCTACATGCCAGTTAAAATGCTGCCCCTTCACATAGTCTGCCACTTGAATAGATTCTTGGGAGTTTATATGAAATCCCCACCCAGTATTTATATTCGCCAGCATTCCGTGGTGCTGCATAATTCCAGTCAGCCAATGATCATGTCCTGCAAATCTAAGAGTAGAATCTCTGTGATCGTGGTTAACCACAGCCTCTTCTGACATCACCCTGCTATCCATTGTCGGCAATTCATCAAAGTCTTTTGACGCTGAGTCACACAGACTAGGTGGTACGTTTAATAAGCTCCAGAGATCCATCAGTAATAGCTCTTCTTACGTCTAAATCCGATATTATCATCTTCCTCATCAGAATCTAGTCTTAAAAACCCACCTTGTCTAAACCTAATAAGGGCTTGCACCGTAGAATCCACCAGATCGTCATGCTCTGCGTTGGGAAATCTAGCCATTTCTTCTATTACCTCTTCTGCCCACTTAGTCTCAGGAGCCCAGACCCTCCCAGACCTGAATAAATCAGTCACAGAGTTGATACGGACGAACTTATCATTACCTCTTACAGGGGTGTAGTCAGATACCATCACTCCCATACGTCTTAATTCAAATATCAGTGGAGCTCCTGCAGCTTTAGCTTCAATAATACAGGCATCAGGCTGCCACTCATCATAAAACCTCTTAGCTGTGTCCTTTAAATCAGGGAATTCCAGCTTATCCTTCCACGCATCTAGCATTATTATATTAACGTCCTCTGGGTTTTCGTTTAAATGGAAGATTCCCCAGGTAGTACAGGCTGAATAATCAGCTCTTT